TTCACTTTTAAATCTCTTCCAGGCAAGTCAAATAAAAAGAAGTTTTTTGATGATGCCTTTAATTGGTTCTCTGTATATGTACCGAACAGACATGAAGAAAAGATTAAATTTCAACTTCAATCATGTCATTATAATATAAATAATAATAGAGCTGCAATATTAGGATTTTTTAAAAATCTTAAAAGGTTGAAATCTCATCATTTTGATAATTGGGATTTACATAAATTTCTAGGAGGAGATGAGTTTTATGTTTATGTAATGTCTCAACAAAATTGGGAGGCGTCTCAATGAGTAAGTTAAAAGATCAAGCATATTTAAGATTATTAAAAAAAATAGAAAAAAAATTTGATAAAATTGAATATGATATAAGTAAAGATCCAGATTTTAAAATTGCGGCTGTTCCTTATGGAGCTTATATAGATGCTTTAGTTAGAAATTGCGGTTATTGGATTGCTGGAAATTATTGTTTTCATAAAGTAAAAAGCTGTTTTAAGGATGTTTTAAAGGATATAGCTCAATCAGACTTAAAAAGAGCTAAAGAAAACAAAAAAAACATTAATTTAAACTAATTAAAATTATAGACCCAGGCGGAGATAATCTTGCCTGGGTTTTTTATTGGCTAAAATTAAAATACGCATTTAAGCATATTAAAGGTTGACAGATTGACAACATTAGTTTATTGATACCTTATTAACTAAATAAGGAGCAATAAAATGGAAACACAAAAAATAAAAGAAAAGGATGAATGCGCAGCAGTTGAGCTTGATGATAATATAAAAGCTCTTGTAAAACATTTAAATCTTGATCTTAAAGAAGATGGACCAATGATTGAAGAAAATGGGTCGGAGTATTCTTTCGGAGGTAAAGATTACAAGGTTTTAACTGATGATGAAGCAGATGAGCAAACAAAAGAATATATAGAAGAATCTGTATGGGCGTTCAATCCTTCATTTTTAGCTAGTCATTCAAAAGCAGATGAAGAAGTATTTAAATGTCTTGCTGAAAAATGTGAATCTTCGAATGATGCAGTTTTATCTCTTATAGATGATTTTGATCACTTTGTAGATGATGCTATTTCTTCAGATGGTCGAGGTCATTTTCTTTCGAGCTATGACGGCAATGAGTACGAGGAAGATATTAATAATACAACTTATTATATTTACAGAACAAATTAAAATATAATTAATTAAATAAGGAGCAATAAAATGGGTACAATATCAGTTCAATACAATAAAAAACCATCAGTTGTTGATGCGTTTAAAATGGATATGTCATTGCCAATTATTGATTTTAATGTTGAACATGTTGAAGATAAAGAATATGCAATATATTCTGCATGTAATTACAAGGATGAAGTAATAGCTGTAATTGGTTTAATTAGATATGATTATTTAAACAAAGAAGTGTTTATTAAAATAATGGATGAAACAGTTGGACCATATTTTTATGATATGAAAAAAACTGTTTTTGATAAACTTACTCCAACTAAAGAAAATTCTTTTGCAAGTGAATGGAGAAGAAAAGTTAAATTAAAATATAATTAATTAAATATATTGAACCTGGGAGAGAGTAATCTCTCCTGGGTTTTTTTGTGCCTGGTTGACTGGGTTGACTGGGTTGACTGGTTATAAATCTCCGTATCCGTATGAGCGCGCCAGAGTGAAATCTTACGCATTATGGAGTACGATCCAGCATATATGCTACAGATCCGGGACCAATAACACTTACAACACACTTAAAAGATTAAATAAGTAAAGCAATATCTCAATAGTTTACGGTTGAGATAACCAAAGACTAAAAAAACTCTAGAAAAATGAAAGAATTTCAATGCGCGTGAGGCGGGTATACCCCGAAAACAAGGCGCATAAATTATAAATATATAAATCGGGACTTCGACACACAGGCACAGACAGACACACTATGGATATAAAAAACAAATTAATAACAGCAATGGTATTTAGTGCCGAAGATACTAACGGATTAATTATTCACTTAAACGGCTTTGAAAATCAAATCCATGCTAACAAATTTTTAAAAAAATTAATGAAAAACAGCGGCATTGAATATCAATCAATTAAAGAATTATTTAATTTACCAACAGTTCACTAAGGAGGGATGATGAATATAAATTTATTTATTCAAGAAGTGAAACACTACTGGAGCGAACATAAAAAAGTCGTACTTAGTGTTGCAGCTTTGATTATTATATTAGCGATTTTATAAAGTTATGCACATAGAAATACCTTATGTTCCAAGACCCCTACAGGCAAAACTGCATAAAGATTTAGACAATCATAGATTTGCGGTGCTTAACTGCCACAGGAGGTTTGGCAAGACTATACTGATAATTTTACATTTGATGAAGAAAGCTCTTACAAATGATAAAAAGAACCCAAGGTATTATCTTATTGGACCAACCTTTGTATCTATTAAAAGGGTATGCTGGGATTATTTAAAACAGTACGCAAGCTGTATTCCAGGAACTACTTTTAACGAAACTGAATTAAGGTGCGATTTTGCAACAGGAGCTAGAATACAATTATTATCTAGTGAGGATCCAGATAAAATTAGAGGAATATATGCAGACGGGGTTTGTGTGGATGAATGTTCACAGATGAACCCGATATTATGGAATGAGATAATTAGACCCGCTCTATCAGATAGAAAAGGTTTTTGTTACTTTATTTCAACACCAGCTGGAATGAGTAATATATTTTATGATTTATACCAGCACGCACAATCTGACCCAACCTGGTTAGCTTATACTGCAAAAGCCAGCGATACAGGAATTATCGACCAGGAAGAGTTGGATGCTGCTAAAACTCAAATGGGAGATGCAAAATATAAGCAAGAATTTGAGTGCGATTGGATTGCAAATATTGAAGGATCCGTATATGGATCAATTATAAAATCTTTAGAAGAAAAAAAACAAATAACTAGAATTGCATACGACCCAGCATTAATGGTTCATACTGCCTGGGATCTTGGAGTTGACGATAGTACAGCAATAGTTTTCTATCAATTACTGGGTAACCAGATTTTAATAATTGATTATTATGAAAACAACCGAGAAGGGTTGCCGCATTATGTTCAAGTCGTAAAAGATAAAGATTATGTTTATGGGGAACACTTTGCGCCACATGACATAGAAGTAACAGAATTTTCAACTGGTAAGACCAGAAGAGAGGTAGCTTACCAATTAGGAATAAGGTTTAAGATTTTACCTAAAATAAATTTAGAAGATGGTATCCACAGCTTAAAGATGGTTTTACCTAAGTGTTGGTTTGACGGAGATAACACAAAACCATTAATAGATGCTTTAAGACATCATCATCGAAAATATAACGAGAAGATGAAAATGTTTAGTAATAAACCAGTAAAAGATTGGAGTAGTCATGCAGCAGATGCCGCAAGATATATGGCTCTGTCGATTACTGATTTACCTAGACAAAAAGCAACAGCACAAAGTTTAGCTGTTAATGATTATAGAATACACGGAGAATAATTATGGGAATTTTTAAATCACCTTCAATGCCACCACCTCCACCACCACCGGCTCCTTTACCGGAACCACCAAGTTATGATGATGAGGCAAGGAAAAAAGAAATTGAAGAAAAAAGAGCGCAAGTAAGAAGAAATAGAAAAGGTAGAAAACAAACAATATTAACTGGAGCTGACGGTTTAGAAGATGACGATAGCTTATTAGTTAAAAAGAAAAAGTTAGGAGGATAAATGGGAGGAGCAAGTAGTAGTGGCGGAAACGATACTGACGTATCAGGAGCAGAAGCAGTAGCAACTGGTGGTAAAACTTATTCAGAAAAAATAATAAAAAAAAAAAAAGTAATTTCTAATACAGAAAAAGACGATAGCGCTGCTAAACTAGATTTATTCCATAATGATCCTTATACAAAAGATCAAAAGGGACCACTAGGCTTAAAATTTATAGAAGGTGGTTTAGATGCTGGAGCTAAAAAAACAAGAGAATTTTTTACAGATAAAGTTTTAACTTCAGAACGAGGAATGAAAAATCTTGGTTATACTAAAGATGAATTTTCCAGATTAAACAGAACTAAACAAGAAGAAGTTTATAAAGACTATAGAATGAGCAGACAAAGTGGAGCAACAGATGCTTATGGAAATATTAATCCTGGAGGTGGAGATAACAACCAACCAAAAACTACTTATGTTGAAGGAGTGGGTGCATCTGCGGTTAAGACATCTCCAACAGGAGCAGAAGTAGATCAAGCATCAGCTACCACAATGTCTGCTGATGCAACTTTACTTGCAACTAAAAAAAAAGGAAGAAAAGATACTATTTTAACCGCTGCACAAGGTTTGGGAGATAGTAATTTAACAATTAAAAGAAAAAAATTAGGATAAAAAATGGCGGTAGAAAAAAAAGCAAAAGAAATTATTGACAAATATAATACTTTAAAAAATCAAAGAGTTACTTGGGAAGAGCATTGGCAAGAAATTGCAGATTATTTTTTACCAAGAAAATCTAATATAACTATTAAAAGAACTAAAGGCGATAAACGACACGACCAGATATATGATGGTACAGCTACTCACGCATTAGAATTATTATCAGCTAGCTTAAATGGTATGCTAACCAATACGATTTCTCCGTGGTTCGTTTTAAAATTTAGAACTGAGGCAACTAACCAAGATGATACAGCAGTAGAATGGTTAGAGAGCTGCGCTAAAATTATGCAGCAAGTATTTGCTCGTTCAAATTTTCAACAAGAAATTTTTGAACTTTACCATGAACTATTAGCCTTTGGTACGTCTGCTATGTTTATTACAGATGATGTTAAAGATGATCTAAGATTTAAAACAATTCATATTTCAGAAATATTTATTACTGAAAATGAAAAAGGTTTTGTCGATAGCTTACTTAGAAGATTTCATCTTAAAAATAAAAATATTCCTTTAATGTATCCGGATGTAGAATTACCAAGATCATTGCAAGAGGTAGTAAAAAATAAACCTTTTGAAGATAGTATCATACTTCACTCAGTACACAAATCTGATACTCCAATGGGTTATGATAATAAAGATAATATGGATTATGTTTCATGCCATATTCATCAAGAGACAGGAGCTATTTTAAGAGAAAGTGGATTTAGAGAATTTCCATACGTTGTACCTAGATATTTAAAATCTTCATCCAATGAAATTTTTGGAAGATCTCCAGCTATGAATGCTTTACCAGATACCAAGATGTTAAACACAATGTCTAAGACATCTATTAAAGCAGCTCAAAAACAAATTGACCCACCATTAATGGTTCCTGATGATGGTTTTATTTTACCAATTAGAACTGTACCGGGTGGATTAAATTTCTATAGATCTGGAACCAGAGATAGAATTGAACCATTACAAGTTGGATCTAATGCTCCAGTTGGTATTCAAATGGAAGAGCAAAGAAGAAAAGCAATTAGAGAAAATTTCTTTGTCGATCAATTAATGATGGTCCAGGGTCAAAACATGACCGCAACAGAGGTTATGCAAAGAACTGAAGAGAAGATGAGATTGTTGGGTCCAGTATTAGGAAGATTACAATCTGAATTATTACAACCTTTAATTACTAGAGCTTTTAATTTATTATTAAAAAATAATAAATTACCTCCAATACCAGAAGAAATTGGCGACCAGGATGTTGAGATAGAATATGTATCTCCATTAGCCAAAGCTCAAAAAACACAAGAGCTATCATCTGTTATGAGAGGAATAGAAATATTTGGTTCAATGCAGAATATTGCACCAGTATTTGATTACATAGATATAGATGGTTTAGTCGATCACATTAAAAATGTTTTAGGTTTACCAGCTAAAATTATGAGATCAAAAGCAGAGGTTCAACAAATCCAACAACAAAAACAACAAGCCGAGATGCAGATGCAACAATTACAACAAGCTCAAGCAGTAGCTGAGAGTGCGGGTAAAATAGCACCAGCTCTAAAGGCGGTTGAGTAATGGATCACAAAGAACTTAAACAATTAAATATTGATTATAAAATGGTTTTTAAATCGGAAGCTGGAGAACGAGTGCTTTCTGATTTGGAAAAGAGATGCAGTTTTCATGTAACTACTCATGTTAAAGGAGATAGCCACGAAAGCGCATTTTTAGAAGGAACAAGATCAGTAGTCTTGTTTATTAAAAATATGCTTAACAAAAAAGGAGAATAAATATGTCAAGCGAAAATCAAGAGGTAGTAACGCCAGAAGTATCAACTGATGCTCCGGTGTTATCTGGAGATCCTAAAACAGAAACTCCAGAAACAAACATAGATTGGAAAGCAAATCTTTCCGATGAAATAAAATCTGATAAATCTTTAGAAAACATTAAAGATATAGAAGGTTTAGCAAAGTCTTATGTTCATGCACAAAAATTAGTTGGATCAGATAAAATTCCAGTTCCAAATAAATATGCAACCGAAGATGATTGGAATGCAGTTTATGAAAAACTAGGTAGACCAAAGGATGCAACTGGATATAAATATGAACTAGGAGAAGATGCTAATATTAATCAAGACGCATTAAAAAGTTTTTCAGACCAGGCTCATAAGTTGGGATTACTTCCAACACAAGCTAACGGCATTGTTAAATTTTATAATGATATGGCAGCTCAACAGCAACAGGATTTAGATACAACAGCTGAAAACGCCAGACAAGAAAGTGAAACATCTCTTAAAAAAGAGTGGGGTCAAGCATACAAACAACAAACTAAAAAATCTGCTGATGTTGCTTTACAAGTTTTTGATGAAGATTTTTTAAATAAAAATTTAGCAGACGGAACTAAAATTGGCGACCATCCAAGTTTTATTAAAGCGTTTGCTACATTAGCTGATAAGATGGGAGAAGATACTATAACTCAAGCATCTGGACCAGCTTATCAAACTCCAGCTCAAATAGAGAAAGAAATAGGAGAATTAACAAAAGAAGGATCTTCGTATTGGGATAAAAGACATCCTAATCACGATCTTGCTGTTAAAGAAGTTTTGGCTTTACGAGAACAAAAAAATTCTGTATAGCTGAAATATATTAGGATAATCGACAGACCCTAGTTGACACTATGAAAGTATAGGTTCCAGGAGAACTCAAATCGAGGTTTCGACCCGTAAGGATAATCAGCCGCTAACATTAACAATAACCAACCAAGGAGAATAGAATGTCTATTCAAATTACTACTTCTTTTGTGGAGCAGTATAGCTCGAATGTTGCTATGCTTTCTCAACAATTAGGAAGTAAATTAAGAGGTTCTGTTGATGTGGAGAACGTAAGAGGAAAAAACGCTTTCTTCGACCAAGTCGGAGTTACTGCTGCTCAAATAAGAACGAGCAGACATGGCGATACACCTCAAATTGATACGCCACACAGCAGAAGAAGATTGAGCTTGGCTGATTACGAGTGGGCTGACTTAGTTGACGATGTTGACAAAGTTAGAATGCTTGTGGATCCAACAAGTTCATACGCTAAGGCAGCGGCAGCAGCGATGAATAGAAGCATGGATGACGTAATTATTACGGCTATGAATGCTTCAGCATCAACTGGTGTTGCGGGTGGTTCATCTACAGCTTTACCTTCAAGTCAAAAGACTGCAACTTCAGACCAATCAGATGGTTTGACAATTGCTAAACTTTTAGCTGCGAAGAAAATCTTAGATAACAACGATGTAGATGCTTCATTGAAGCGTTTTGTCGTTTGCGGACCACAACAGATCTCGGATCTATTAGGAACTACTCAAGTAACTAGCTCTGACTATAATACAGTTAAAGCTCTTGCTGAAGGTAGTATCAATTCCTACTTAGGATTTGAGTTTATAATGTCAACAAGACTGAACATGGATGCAACTAACACAGACGACAGATTAATTTTTGCTTATACTGAAGATGCTATTAAATTAGGTATCGGAAGTGATATAGCAGCAAAAATCTCTGAAAGAGCTGACAAGTCTTACTCAACACAAGTGTACTACGCAATGTCTCTTGGTGCAGTAAGAATGGAAGAGAAAAAAGTTGTTCAAATTCCATGTCATGAAGCATAATAGGAGGATAATAGAAATATTATGGCTGTAACAACACAAAAAAGTACAGAGTACACTAACGCAACAGCAACTCCTATCGTCAAAGCTGATACAACTGGAGATAAAGGTAAATTAAGAACTTTAGCCTTCACTCACGATCAGGATGGCGCTGGAGATGCAAACTCAACTGTAACTCTTGGCAAATTGCCAGCGGGTAAAGTTAAAATCATAGGCGGACTATCTAGATTTTATTGTAACTGGGTAACTAGCTCACAAACAATGGATATTGGATGGGAGGCTTATACTGATCTTGACGGAGACACAGTTGCTGCGGATGTCGATGGAATGGTAGATGGTTTAGACGTTGACGCTGTTGGATACTTTTCAATGGAAGGTAATACTGCTGCAACTAAGTTGCTTGGTGGTAACCATACGTTTGAAAGTAGAGACGGAGTTGTCATCAATGCTTTAGCAACAGCTGCTTTAGCAGATGGAGACGATCTATCTGGTGTAATAACTTACATCGTAGACTAACAAATAGAATTTTAGGCGGGGAAAGCGAGAGTGGAACCCGCCTAGGATGCAAAAAAAAATTAATTTTTAGGAGACTAGATGGCTAGTGTAGTTCAAATTTGTAATTCAGCATTAAATCAATTAGGAGCAAGTTCAATTACAGCTCTTACAGACGATAGTAAAAATGCTAGACTATGTAATGAAAGATATACAACAATTAGAGATGCAGTATTTAGAGCGCATCCCTGGAACTGTTTAATTAAAAGAATACAATTAGCACAAGACACAGCTACTCCAGCCTGGGGTTTTACATATCAATATACATTACCCGCAGATTGTTTAAGAATTTTAGGAATTAAAGATTATAATTCTGATTATAAAATAGAAGGTAGAAAATTATTAATTGATGAAAGTTCTGTTTATTTAATTTATTTAGCACAAATAACAGATGTCAACGAATTAGATATTTTATTAAGAGAAACTATCTCTGCATATTTAGCGCAAGATATTGCTTATGCTATAACTGCCAATCTACAAGTTTCAAAATTAATGGCAGAAAAATATCAAGCTAAATTATCAGAGGCGAGACACGCAGATAGCTCTGAAGGTTATAATACAAATCCAGAGTTAGCTCCAACAGATCAAATCATAACTGAAGACTTTTTAAATAGTAGATACTAAATATGGGAAAACAACTTTTAAGCATCCCTAGCTTTACCGCTGGGGAGCTTTCCTCTTCTATGGAGGGAAGAACAGATTTTGCAAAATACTTTAACGGTGCAACTACCATTGAAAACTTTGTGGTTATGCCACATGGACCAGTAATGAGAAGACCAGGTACATATTTTGTTTCTGAAATTAAAACTTCTTCTACTTCAACCAGATTAATTCCATTTACATTTTCAACTACTCAAACTTACATTTTAGAATTTGGCAATCAATATATTCGTTTCTTTAAAGATGATGGTCAAATTGTAGAAGGTGATAAAACTATTACAGGAATTACTGCTGCTGATCCAGCTGTAGTTACATCTAGCTCACATGGTTATTCCGATGGAGATTTTGTAACTATTTCTAGTGTTGTTGGAATGACAGAAGTTAATAATAAAACTTTTAAAGTTTCTAATAAAACTACCAATACTTTTGAATTACAAGATGTTGATGGTAACGATATAAATTCATCTGCTTACACAACTTATTCTTCAGCGGGTACTGCTAATAAAATTTATCAAATCACAACCAGTTATACGACAGCACAATTATTTGATTTAAAATTTGCACAGTCTGCTGACGTTATGTATATCTGCCATCCCAGCCACGAGGCATCAAAATTATCCAGAACTGGACATACTTCTTGGACACTTTCAGAAGTAGACTTTGCTGAAACTGGACCCTACATGGATACCAACACCACAGCGACAACTTTAACTCCAGCATCCTCTGGAACTGGAACGGGTGTTAATATAACTGCTAGCTCAACCACAGGAATAAATGGTGGAGATGGTTTTCAAACAACAGACGTTGGAAGAATTTTAAAATTTAATAGTGGCGAGGCTGTAATTACAGGAAGAACTAATACTACAGTTGTTGTTTGTACTATAACTAAAGCATTTACTAATACCGATGCTACAGTAGCATTTAATCTGGGTTCTTTTTCAGACACCACGGGTCATCCTTCGGTAGTTACTTTCTTTCAACAAAGATTAGTATTTGCTGGAACTTCAGATCAACCACAAACTATGTTTTTCTCAAAGTCTGGAGATTATGAAAATATGACAGCTGGAACTGATGCTGACGATGCTATGATTTATACTATTGCATCAAACCAGGTTAATGCAATTAAAGCCATGAAGGCAACAAGAACTTTAATTGTAATGACAACTGGTGGAGAATATGCCGTCTCTGCTGGAACCGCATCTGCAATCACACCTACAAATATTTCAATTATTAAACAATCCAACTATGGTTCAGCCGGAGTGGATGCTTTATCTATTGGTAACGCAACTATCTTTTTACAAAGAGCAAAAAGAAAAATGAGGGAGCTTGCTTATAACTTTGATACAGATGGTTATGTTGCTCCAGATTTAACTATTCTTTCTGAACATATAACCGATAGTGGTATTACCCAAATGGATTATCAACAAGAGCCATATTCGGTTGTTTGGGGTACAAGAACAGATGGGATTTTAACTGGTTTAACTTATAATAGGTTAGAGAATGTTGTAGCTTGGCATAGACATATTATCGGAGGCAAATCAGATACAACAAAAAATATTATTCAACAATCAATTTCTTTCACATCCAATTCTTCAAACGTAAGTACCACAAATAATACAATCACAATTTCATCACACGGTTTATCAACTGCTGATCCAATTTATTACTATGCAGCGAGCAACATTATTGGTGGATTAAATAATTCAACATTATATTATGCCATCGCATCTGATAGTAATACCATTAAACTAGCCACAACTGCATCTAATGCTACTGCTGGAACAGCTGTGTCTTTTACATCTGCTCCAGGCTCGGACACAACTCAATACATTTATCAAGGTATTAATATTTCATCTAATTTTATTTATTCTGTATCTCATGGTTTTGTTACTGGAGATATTTTTTATTATGATAATACAGGAACATCTATTGGTGGTTTATCTGAAAATACAAAATATTATATTGAAAAAATTGATAACAACCAATTTAAACTTTATTCAGATAAAACTTTAGGTACTGTTGTTAATTTAACTTCAGCTCATACAAGCGAGCAAACTGATAACATTTTAACCCATGCTAAAGTAGAAAGTGTTGCTGTAATTGATGGCGATGCAGACGAGGATCAAGTTTGGGTTATAGTTCAAAGATGGATTAATGGAGCTGTAAGAAGATATGTAGAATATTTTACTCCATTTGATTTTAATAGAGATGTTACTGCATTTCATTATTTAGATAGTGGATTAAGTTATGTTGGCGATGAAACATCCTCTCTTACTGGATTGGATCATTTAGAAGGAGAAGTTGTAGATATTATTGGTGAAGGCGCTACACAAACCTCAAAGACGGTTTCTGCGGGAGTTATCAGTATTGATACCGCAACCGAGCAAGCTAAAGTTGGTTTATTATATACATCTGATTTACAGACAATGAGATTAGACGAAGGTTATACAGAAACAACACAAACTAAAACAAAAAGAATTTATGATTTATCTGTTAGGTTTCAAGATACAGTAGGAGCTAAAGTTGGACCAGATGCAGCAAACTTAACAGCAATAGATTTTAGAGCTAGTGGATCTCCAATGGATTTGCCTATTCCCTTATTTACTGGAGATAAACAAATTGAATTTGATACAGGCTATGGCACAGAAGGCTTAGTTTATATTCAACAACCACAAGCTCTACCAATGACTATCCTGGGTATTTATCCAAGACTGGAGACAGAGAGTGTCTAATATTAAATTTGTACCTTTTGAAAACGAACACGCACATTATATTTTAGATCAAGGTTTAAATAGTGAACTACTAGAAATGAAACCAGAGCATAGAAGATATGCTTACTATCTAAAAGAAGTTGGAATGTCGTTTACAGGGTTATTGAATAACAAACCTATAGCGGCTGGAGGGATCTTTCCCCTCTGGGATGGCTGTGCCGAGGGGTGGGTCTTGGCTACAAAAGAAATAAATAACTATCCAATAACATTTGCAAAGGTTATTAAGCAAAGAACGGACATGATGATAAAAAATAATTTTATTAGAAGATTACAAACATCAGTTAAAGCTGATTGTAAAACTGCATTAAAATTTGTAAAATTTTTAGGATTAAGAGAAGAAGGTTTAATGAAAGGTTATGGACCAGACGGTTCTGACTTTTATAGATTTGCGAGGATTATAAAATGAGTTTTTTTGGAGATATATTTGCTGGTAAGGCTGAAAAGAAAGCATCAGAATATAATGCAAAGATTATAGAAACTAATAAAAAGATTAAGGAGGAAGAGGCAAAACAGATAATGTCTGTTCACAACAACTTTAATCTTCCAAAATTTGATAAGACAGTTGAACAAATACAAGGCGAAACTAGAGTTGCATATCTTTCAAGTGGAGCTACTTTAGAAGGTACACCTTTAGAGGCTCTTTACGATCAAGCATTAGAATTAGAAACCGATAGAGATATTATGACTTACAATGCAGAAAATGCAGTAGCAACAAAAGAGAACGAGGCAATTATGATGCAAGCAGACGCAGATCTTCAAAGATGGAGAGGTAAAGTTGCAAAGAAAGCATCTTATTATGCTGCTGGATCAAGTTTATTAAATGATGCTGTAACAGCAAAAACAATAGGAATGTGGTAATGGCAATTAAACTTTATAAATCACAATTAGAACCAACAACTAAATCTTCAAATGTAGAAAACAGAGCATTTGCTAGTATGGCAGAGGCTGGATCTATCGGTAGAGCTTTTAAAGGAATGGTTCAATCTGGAGAAAACCTTTACGCTAAACATTTAGATATAAAATCTGATAATGAAGTTTTAGAAAAATCTAAAGAAGTTATGAATGGTTCAGATACCTTTGAAGGTTTAAGTTCTATAACTTTAAAAGCATCACAAATGAGTGATCCAGATGCAGCTCTTAAATATTACAACGATGCTTGGCAACAAATTTTTGATGGTTCAAGTAGCAATTTATCTCCAATGGCTCAAAAGAAATTTAAACATTGGATGACAAAACAAAATATTAAAGATGCTCATTCTATAAAAGTTCAAGCTACAACTAATATGATTAATTCTTTAAGAACTAATAAATTAGATCAAATTGAAACTTTAAAAAAATCTATTATTTTTGGAGCATCTTTAGAAAGTGAAACAGCTAAAGGCGAATTAGCAGCTATATTTTCAGATAAAAAAACTACAGAAATATTTGGTAATAAATTAGATGGAGTTATTAAATCTACTAATAGAGATATAGCTTTCTATGGGTATAAAAATACTCCTTTATCTGAAAAGGATAAAGTATTAGCAGCTGCTTTAAAAGATGACAGAATAAATGATGAAGATTATTTAAAACTTAAAACTCATTTTGAATCAAAAAAATCATCTACAAATTATAAAAATAGAAACAATGTTAATAATATGCAAAGCAATATGGAGAGTGGTTTACCTATTAATACGGATGAATTTGAAACAGCTGTTGCTATTGCATTAGAAACACAAGATGAAAAAACTTTATTAAAATTAGAAAAAATAAGAACAGATGCTCCTATTTATGCTCAACTTTCAACCATGTCTGTAGCTGAAATAGAAAACAGAGTTAATATTTTAACTGAATATAAAAATACAAACAAAGATGGTATGGAATTAAATTATGCAAATAATTTAAACATATCAAAAAAATATCTTGCAGCTTTAACAACATCTTTAAATAAAGATCAATTAATGACGGGTAATGATAGAGGCGTTGTTAATATTAATGAAATAGGTTTTGAAAAATTATTAACTACTGGAGATGTTTCAGAATTTGCATCAGATATAAAAGAAAGAATTGCACAAGCTAAAACAGTTGCAGATCATTATAAAAGACCCGTAGTATTTTTTACTGCAAATGAAAAAACAGCTATCCAGGGTGCGTTTGAAAGTGCAACAACTTCAGATCAAATTATTAATTTATCAACAGCTCTGGTTCAAGGTTTTGGACAAGACAGCGATTTAGCTTTTCAAGAACTTTCTAAAGATAATACTTTCTTAGCTCATGTTGGCGGATTAGTTATGTCAAATAATGGTGTACCAGGAAACAATGTTAGATTAGCTGTTCAAGGCTACATGATGTTCAAAGATAATCCAGATCTTGTTAAAGCATACAAAATGAAATCTACAGATAAAGATTATTTAACAAAAATTGGAGAATATAACGAGGCTTTTTTAGAAAATAGTAATACTTTTAATAGTACCGTTGAAATGGCAAATTATATTTACGCATCACAATTAAAAAATTCTGGAGAAACTACAAATGATTTTGACGAAGATGATTGGGAAAAAGCATTAAAGATGGCAGCTGGAGGAACTTTTGTAACAGAAGGAAGAAATCATT